CAAAGCGCCATTAAGCAGCGCAGAGTCAAAGTTATCGCCAAGATATGTCGTTCCAGCAGTAACAATGCTCTCGGGGTAAAAGAAGTAGTTCAGTTCCAGTGTGTACGCAAGGTCCGGTGTGGGGCCAAATGAGAACCGTAGCTCCTTCTCGTCCCCAGTCTGCGGCCCAAAGATGGCGTAGTATTTTGGCGCACCTGTAGCCGCTACTGTGGGGTAGGCTTCCCGAATGAAGTTCACATCCTTGTTAATAAGGTACGTGTAGGCAAGCGTAGTGGGGTTAATGATTGCAGCGTCAAACACCGAGAGTAAATCTGCCGGTGCATTGGTGTACATGCTCGATGGAGTGAGTGTACTTGTAACGTTTTTGCGGAGCGATGGCAACTGAACAGTGTTGAAGATACGCTGTTCTGATTGAGTTGCAAAAAGAGCATACGCAGTCGCTGTGAATGTGTTTTCACAGACGCGTGCAATGTTGGCGCAAAGCTCCGTGTAGTTCATGCCATGGGACCCCTGCTCATGGTTCCTTTAGTCGCACAGCCTGCACCGCGCATCTTAATGCCAGAGGTTTTTACGCCATCGTAGTCCTTGGATCGGTAGTTGCCGACAGACACGCTATCGTCCCCCACCTTGCCGCGATCACCACCGTCGTAACCAGCACTTTTAATGCTGACCTTACCGCCACTCATTGTGTGTGGCTCTGCGTAAACAGCGGCTGAACCCACTTCTTTACCCATGAGTTTTTGACTGAACTTAGCCATTATTTGCTCCGTTTCTGGTTCACGACCTTAGCCATGTTGCGACCATACTTCAGCATGTCTTCGTTAGTCTTGCCGCCGTTACCACCCTTGCCGCCTTTTTGGACGGGGACAGTTTTGCCTTGAGTAGCCATAAGATTCTCCTTACGTTAAAACGATTGTAACTTGTCCAACTACTGCTTGGCTAACTAGATTGTTAGGGGTTAGTGCAGCGTCAAAGAAACTGGCCCCGCCAATCGGATTCCAGCCCCACTGAATGTTCCTACTCCCTTCGCCTTGGGATATCTTTACAGAGGTTACAACTAATAAAGTTGTTTTTAACTTTGTGTATGGTTCTGGAGCTTCATACCAAATAAAAAGCTCTTCTGCCATAACCGCAGGTACGTGGACTCATGTGGCGGCAGTGCGAGCTACTGGACAAATTACAATGTATCTTAATGGTATTAGTGTAGGCACTGTTAGTGCGCCTAATGCCCAACTAGCAGATACTGCGGGTACAAAGCTATTTATAGGTAGTGGTGGAACAACTGCGTTCCCATCGATTGGGTTTATATCCAACCTACGCATCGTCAAGGGCACGGCGGTCTACACCGCTGCATTCACCCCTCCGACCGCGCCGCTCACTGCAATCAGCGGCACGTCACTTCTCACCTGCCAGAGCAACCGCTTCCGCGATGCCAGCACAAACAACTTTACAATATCGGCCTTCGGCAACACGTCCGTCCAGAAATTCAGCCCGTTCTCCTCCGCATCACCCGGCATCAGCTACAACCAGAGCGACATCACGAACTGGTCTGGGTATTTTGCATCTACTGGGACGGATGGTCTCAGCTTCACAAGCACGTCCGCTGTTGATGTCTCAACGGGAGACTTTACGTTTGAGTGCTGGGTCTATTTTAACGGTTTCGGCTCTGACAAAAAATACATCGTCCAGATCTCTGGCGGTAGCTATTGGCAGCTTGTTCACGACAGCTCGTTTGGCATTTCGCTGCGCGTAACTGGATATTCGGAAATTGTGGGGCAAGGTAGCAATTCTGGCTGGGTTGTAGGTCAGTGGTATCACGTCGCCCTTGTTCGCAGCGGCAATAACTGGAACATATACCGCAACGGCGTAAGCATCGCCAGCGCGACCAACTCAAGCTCGATTGGATATTACTCGCCGACCTATGTCGCAAACTATAGCTCCGGCAATTCAATCAACGGCTATATGTCAAACGTGCGCCTTGTAAAAGGCACGGCAGTTTACACGTCCACCTTCACGCCGCCTACGTCGCCTCTCACAGCGATTAGCGGAACAGGGCTTCTTACGCTGCAGAACGCTGCCTTCACAGACAACAGCACAAACAACTTCGTCATCACGCCTTCGGGCAACGCCACCGTCACCGGCAACTCGCCGTTCAACACGGTGGGGTATTGGTCGAACTATTTTGATGGGGGGACGAATTATCTAACCACATCGTCAACAACATGGACGCAACTTGGCACGGGAGATTTTACCGTTGAAGGTTGGGGTTATATCAACGCATACGGAACCTATTTCCCGCTTTGCGACACAAGGGCATCCCCTACTTTTTCCCCGTGGATTTTTGGCGTTAATAGCTCAGGTTTTGCAGATTTTTATTATGGAACAACCGCTGGCGGACGCATTACCGACACTGTCGCTGTTGGGCTAAATACTTGGGTGCATCTCGCGGCTGTTCGTAGCGGCTCGACAATTACACTATACGTTAATGGGGTGTCCAAGGGGACAGCCACATACTCATCAGCCATGAATGGCGGAGCCGCCACTATTGGCAGGCTCGTAGACGGGTTTTACGCAAATGGCTATATTTCCAACTTCCGCGTTGTGGTTGGGACGGCCGTTTACACCAGCAATTTTACGCCATCTACGACGCCTCTGACAGCGATTAGCGGAACGCAAGTTCTAACCTGTCAGAATGGCAGGATCATCGATAACAGCACAAACAACTCCACCATCACCGTAACTGGGACTGTATCCGTCCAATCCTTCGACCCCTTCTACACGTCCACCATCGCCAGCAACGGCGGGTCGATGTACTTTGATGGGACGGGGGATTATTTAAGTGTCCCAAGTTCTGCCAACTTGTCACCGGGGTCAGTTTTTACTTTTGAAGCATGGATTTATGCGACTTCATTAGTAAGTGGTGCAATTATTTATGGCGCTAACACTAATAGTGAACTTTCAATTGGTTATCAAACCACAACTGGATGGGGTATTTCTGCCCGTGGAATTTCATGGGTACTCACTTCAGCAACCATGCCGATTTCTAATCAATGGAATCATATAGTTGTAAGTCGAGCCGGCACTGGAACTAATCAGACAAGTTTGTTTTTAAATGGAGTACGAGTAGCCAATGGAACAGCAGCAACCGCATTCAATGTTACCAGTGCTTACCAAGTTGGGTATGACGGTGGAGGCGGTGGCGTAGCATGGAACGGCTACATATCAAATTTACGTTTAGTACCAGGAGTTGATGTATATGGATACACGAATACAACCATCACCGTACCCACAGCCGCACTGACTGCCATTGCCAATACGCAATTGTTAACTTGTCAGAGCGACAGATTTAAAGACAACAGCACTAACAATTTCACACTCACACCCAATGGAGATGTAGCCGTAAAAACATTTGGTCCGTTTGTTGATACCGATACGGTTACCGGCAGTGGATACTTTGATGGTACTGGTGATTATTTAACTAATTCTAGTGGGGCAATTGCTAATTTTGGTACATCGGCATTTACTTTTGAGTGCTGGGTGTATATGCCTTCCAACGCCACAAATCAAATTATATTCTATGCTAATGGTAATTCTGGCTCATTCAATGTCATCACCCAGGTTGGGGGCTTGATGTGGGGGATTTATGGGAACCCATCGTTTACACTTTGTACTCTAGCTAACATTCCTTTAAATCAATGGTTTCATATTGCTGTGTCTAGAATTAGCAATGGGACCAACCAAACCTTTGGGTTTATAAATGGGGGATTAGTAGCTACCGCCACGGATACGAATAACTATACGATAACAGGTGCAAAAATTGGGGGTGATGGGTCTCTCCAATTTACAGGATATATCTCTAATATGAGAATAGTAAAGAACACAGCCATTTATACATCTACCTTCACTCCACCCACCGCTGCGCTAACCGCAATTACAAACACAAGTTTATTGACATTACAGAATCGTATTGGTCACAACAACAATACGTTATTAGACACCAGCGGTATCAAGACCAATTTAACCAGAGCGGGTACTCCAACATTGGGTTCATTCAGCCCACACAGTCCAGCCGGCTGGAGCAATTACTTTGATGGTACTGGTGATTATTTAACATTACCAAGCTCGGCCAACTTATCACCGGGGTCAGTTTTTACATTTGAAGCATGGATTTATATTCCAGCAATTGTAGATAGTTTCAATATTTATGCAGCAGCTACTAATAGCGAATTTCAAGTTGGTTTTAATGGCGCTTCTGCATGGGGAATTGCTACTCGCGGTACAGCGTGGGTTTTAACATCGACTACCCTGCCAATTATTAATCAATGGAATCATATTGTAGTTAGCCGTGGCGGTACTGGAACAAACCAAACAAGTTTGTTTCTTAACGGTGTGCGCGTTGCAAATGGTACTGTATCAGCAGCATATAGTGGAACGTCGGCGTATCAAATAGCGGCTAATGGTGCTGGTGCTGGAGTTTGGACCGGATACATATCAAGTTTACGTTTAGTACCAGGGGTCGATGTATATGGATACACAAATACAACCATTACTGTACCCACTGCACCACTAACAGCAGTTGCCAGCACTGCGTTATTGACTTGCCAAAACAACAGCTTCAAAGATAACTCAACCAATAACTTTTCTCTTACTCCTGCTGGTGAAGCCAGAGTACAGGCATTCAGTCCCTTTAAGCCCACAGTTGCCTACAGTGCTGCTCTACATGGTGGCAGCGTGTACAAGATAAGAACTGATTATCATACTGCGCCAACGTCAGCCAGCCTTATTACCTTCGCCGGAGACTTTACTCTTGAGGCTTGGGTGTATCCAACAGTGACAACCGCCGGAGATTGGGGACTGATTGATGCTAGAAATAGTGGTGGCGCAGC